GCAAAGTGCCACGGGTACCCTACGGGAGTCTGTACTCATGGTGGTACCATTCTCTACATGAACCAACCCTACACACCTAACAAATACGCAACCTGCTCAGCATGTGCTCAACAGGTCATCTGTACTCAACAAGATAGTTACCCCGATGACGGCTGGGTCTTACCCTTCGACACCTTTGGTTACTATGGTGGCTTCGATGACAACCTTGATGTTCTCTCAGGCAGGGTTCGTTCTCGTGAATGGATTATGTGTCATGACTGCGTTGCTAAGTTTCTTACTACATTCCCTCTGCTCGCTCAGACGGTTGGTCAGAACTGTCATTCGAACAGCGACATTATTCCTTGCTGTACACACGCTTGGCAGAGCACTGAACTGTTTGGACAAAACATTTATGGCGTTCACTCTCGTACAGCATGGCCTGATGGCGTGTGGCACGATGACCCCCCACATAACCCCTATGATAGGGCTTTCCTAATCACCGAAAAACCAAAGGAAACAGAACAGTCATGACACTCAATCTCGACAGAACAGTAGCCGACTGGCTTGTATGTGAATGTGGTAACGAACCTGACATAGACGGTTTCTACGCATGTCTACTATCAGGCGAAATGGTAGAACCCGTTGCTAACGGTTTGTGGGATAGCCGTTCGTATCTCTGCTGTCGCTGTGGTTGTATCTACGACATCACAACACTTGACCAAATTGGAGAGGCCACCACTGAGGTGATGCGTGCCAACTACCTGCGTGGCGATACTGACACAGAGTAGATAACCGTCACAGTCGTCATTTCCTTCTAGATGGCCGAGACCGTGCTTGTAAAATGTGAAGCATGAGAAACTATGTTGGCTGGTCGATTGGAATAGTAAACCTTGCCGTGACCCTCTATCTACACAAGATAACCAACAAAACCCGGGGCTCCCACCACAGCCACTGTCCCCAATGTCGGGGGAGTGAGAGATAATCCTTGATAGTTTGTACTGTGAGTGGTACAGTTCGTGTGTCACCACCAACTGATAGGAAACCATCATGACAAACATCATCAACCACCTAGACCAAATAGAAGCACGGACTACTAACTGGCTTTCAGAAAACTATCCGACACTGATTTACAAACTTCTCGCAGGAACGCCATGGGTGTTCACCGTGCTTGGTCTGTATCTCGCATCGCTCTCGTATCAGAGCCACACTGCTTACGACCTTTTCGCTGGTTTGTTTCTGACCGTCACGGGCACTGTGACGGGAACACTGCTTGGCGTTTGGGCATACGGAGAAATCAAGGGCATGCGTCACGACGCACGACGGGCGCACCCTTCGTATCCTTACGGGAAACACGCACGGACTAAGTAAACACATTCGGTACACGACGTAAGCGTCGTGTCGGCACTTACCTATGAGAGTAGATAAGTATCGGCACGGCGCTTTTGCGTTCCTATCGGTCTACCTTGATAACGCGTGGGCGTTGTGTCACTTCGTCTGTGATGTTTCCACCACGGCGATGAGCCTGTATCCATTTTGCACGGTGCATCTTTCGTGATGGATACCACTGATTACGCCAGTGACCACGGACTAGGTGAGCGAGAGTTACTTTCACTCCTGTTCCCGTTCCGTCTGTTTCGTCATAGAGGGCGCGACGCAATGAAAGTGTTGTGACACTTTTTGTATCACCCTTACGACCACCACGGGTAGCGCGTCTTCCGAAAGCGCGAGGGAGAACGGTTGTGTCTTTGTCTACATACTCCTCCATCAAGCGAAAGAGAGCAACAAGAAAACGACGCACTTCCCTGCTTCGTTCCCATGAAGACTCGTTTAGTTCTGTTTCTGAGGAGTTATCTACTCCACTTGCTTCGCGTTCTATTTCCATTCCGTCTTCGCCATAGAAAAACACATACATGTCCATTAGTCGTAACGGAGCAATGTGTAGTTGTGGCACTTCTATCGTTAGTCCATTGACAGTAGTTGATACAAGAGTCCCAAAGACGCGCACCTGAATAGCATCGGCGTTCTCTGAGTTCTTAGAAATGTTTTGAGCCAAAGCGTATTCGTTACTGTCCTTGCCGAACCGTCTCTCTATTTCCAAAAGTGCTACGGGTGTTACGGCGTTCGCGTCAGCCCATGCAAACGCTTGCACTTCCCAATTCTCCGTGCCCACATAGTTTCCATCTTCGTCGGGTTCATTGTCATTGCGTGTTCCACTTACTATTGCGCCATACTTTTTTGCGAGCGTTAGCACTTCGTCAAAATCTTCGGCTCTTATGAGTGACCGTACGCTTTTGTGTAGTGGTGTTTCCATCACGATAAATCCACACGGGGTAAAAATGTCCGTCTCAAATAAAACTTCATCGGGCATTGTTGCTTCTGCCGTCTTGACCAACTCACGCAGGTCGTCAGTGAGAAACACAGTGTCACCGAGCGCGATGATTGTGTCATCTAGTGCGCGATGCACTTCGTGATGGACTGCGCCTCTTTCTGCTTCGCTCTCCAATGCGTCACGGGTCAAAATCGGCGTATCGCTGTCTGCCCACATGGCGCGAAAGTATCCGAGATGCAAGAGCCTGTCCATCGTTGGGTGACTTTCTCGGTATTGCAGGTAATCGGTGTGCAGGCTATGGGCTAGTGATGCTGTGGGTACTTGTCTCATGCACACAATGTACCATCGCTGGTTCAGACTTGCAAAAGTTATCTACTCTCTGTGTGTTTGTTGTTTTTGGTAATCCGAGTTATCTCTCACCCCCCCCGTTTCGCTCCCGATGTCAGCAGGTTTGAGCGAAAGCCCCGGCTTTGCTGGCTAACGCCCTCGCTTCGCGAGGTTGTTCTCGCCCTGACGACGCAGGGTCGGGGTTGGGGGGTTATCTACTCCGAGTGCCGTCTTTTTTTTGGGGGGGGTGGTCAGTCGCCCGAGTAGTTGTTGCTTTCGTAGGTCTCGCCCCATTCGCCACATCTGTCGCACTTGTGGAAGTTGGTAATGGCGTAAGTGCCGAGCACTGTGTTTAGGTTGTGGGTGATTGCACCGACCGTTGTCCATTCGTGTGCTCCACGAACATTACGCACGATGCGATTGATTTCGGCGTGTTCGTGGTAGAGGCGATTGACCCAGACGATTTGCTTGTCGGAAAGTGTTCCCTTGTCCTTGAACTGCTGAGCGAGGCTACGGGCGAACTCGTATTTGCCTGTGTTCACCGTGGCGAGGCGATTGCACTTTTGCTCCAGCGTTGCATCGTGGATGCTTTCCCATTCTTCAGGCAGGTCAGCCGAGGCGCACTGCGTGTTGCGCTTTGTGTAGGAGCGTGCTCGGCACGCCTCCAAACTTTGGTCGGCAGGGATTTCGCCTGTGTGCTCGTTCATAATGGTTCTCATTGGGTTCCCCTTTCAGTTGGAATACCCAAATCGTACCAGCAGGGGTACAGACTTGCGAAGAGTTATCTACTCTGCTAGTACGCCACTTCACTCAAACCAGCAGACTTATCTCTCACCACCCCCACGCGCGAGCAACGCCCCCAAGGGGGGAGCCCCGCTAATAACTGTTGCACTGGAACTGGGTATCTTTCAGATAGATTTATCTATAAGAAAACAGAGACGGAGACGGCTATGGCTCATCAGATAGAAATCAACAAAGACGGCACGGCACGCATGGCGTACGCAGACCGACAGATTCCATGGCACAAGCTTGGGCAGCCTATGAAAGGCCTACAAACGGCTGAGGCAATGCTCGCAGCAGCACAGGCAGATTTCGACGTAGTAACGACACGGGTAGCCGTATGTGACGATGAAGGCGAGCCGATTCGCCAACCAGACGGAACTACAATCCTCGTTCCAGATAGCAGAGCAACGGTACGGGTGAATACGGACGGGTCGTTTAATGGACTAGCAACAGTGGGTACTCGCTATGTAGTTCAGCAAAATCGGGAATGCCTCAATTACGCCCTCGACATAGTTGGAGCTTCGGACGGGGACGCCGTTGTGGATACCTGTGGGGTGCTGAGAGATGGCTGTGAATTCTTTGCGTCTATTGACATGGGTGCGCTGATAATCGACCCAGCAGGAATCAATGACTCGATTGAGCGTTATCTACTCGTACACAATGGACATGACGGCAAAACGGCGATTACCTTTGCGAACACGAGTATTCGTGCCGTATGTAAAAACACAGTTATTGCTGGTGTTTCATCAGCGAAGCGAGTCTTTACTGCGCGCCATACACGCAATGCAGATAGAGCAATGGAGCAAGCGAACGAAGTTCTCAACATCTCGACCGAATGGGCTCGCGAGTTCACGCTTACAGCAGAAAAGTTGCTGTCAATAAATGTTCCTGCTTCTTCTCAAATACTTGACAAGACACTGAATCAAGTATTCCCGATAAGCAAAGACGCAACAGCGCGTCAAGAAACAAACCACAAAGAAGTAACAGCATTGGTACGCGCAATTTACGCAAACGATAACAACGCAAAGAACTACGGGTACAACGGCTGGTCTTTGGTCAACGCAATCGGCGAGTATCTCGACCACTATCGCGAAGCAACACCTACCGAGCGAGCACTCGCGTCTATGAGCAACAACTCATGGGTGACACGAGCAAAAGTAAAGGCTCAGGATTATCTATTGTCAGGAGTATCCTAATCTCGGCTGTATCATTTAGATAGAGAAAGCCGAAGGGAACAATCGTGAATGAAAATGACGATAACGATGAAGTCTTCGACTTTGAGGATGAAGAAGGCCCATCGAGCGCCGAACTTGCCGTATGGCTCTCTGAGTTCATGTCTCAATCACAGAAAGCTCAGCGCTTGTACCGTAGCCATTACTGCAACATTGTCGTAAATCGCCTCTGGGAAGAGTTCGGTGCAGAAGGAATGTGCGAACTGATGATGTCGATAGATAAGAAAGCCGGATGGATTTCGGACATTCTAATCGAGGACACGGAACTTCATGATGCGTTGTTTAATGCTTACGGGGTATTCGACGACGACGCAATCATCAAGGCGCGCATGAGTAGTGGGTTAACCGAAATGAATAGAAAGATTTGGCGCTTACGCCGTAAGTACGCCAAGCTTATTGCGCAAGAAATTATTACGGGCGTCGATTCTTCCGAATCACGAGCAGCAGAAGATTAAGAAAGCTTATCTAGCAAGCTAAGAATCATCTGGGTAGAAAAGTCAGAGTTATCTACTTCCCCACCATCAACAGCAGCATTGACTACTGAACGTTTTTTGTCAATAATCTCGTAGATTTCTTCGTCTATTGTTCCGGCTGCAAGCATGTACGTAGCCGTTACGCTTCCTTTTTGTCCAATTCTGTGCAATCTACTGTAAGTCTGGTCAACATCGGCCGGCGTCCACGGCAACTCAACAAACAAGCACTCTTCTGCTGCCGTCAATGTGTGTCCAGTCTTTGCAGCTTGTATTGACAAAACAATTACGGGTGCGCTTTCGATGTCTTCCGTCTGAAAACGATGCTTGTTCTCTTCGACTTCCTCTACGCTCATGCCACCCTGAATGCGCAAGTTACCAAACTTCCTAGCCAACTCATCGACAATGTCTCTATGGTGAGCAGCAACGACAACTTTCTTTCCGTTCTCTATACGGGTGTTTATCCACTCTTCTACGACTTCCATCTTCGCTTTGGCAGCGAGCTTACGAAGTACCGATAGTCGAACTAGGTGTTCGTTAGCTTCTGCTTTAATCATTGCGTGAATAGCAGCACCGTAAGACGGCTTTCCTTGTTCGAGAGCGAGTTGTCGTGCTCGTTCAGCGATGTACAACAGGATGTCTGTTTCTGCTTTCTTGTATTCTTTCATTGCAGCAGAGCTTCCCTCTACCAGCAGCTTGCTATGCATTACGGGAGGAAGTTCTGAAAGCACTTGGTCTTTCGTTCTTCTTATGTAGCACGTACCTCGAAGGCGCTCGTTTAGTTCGTCGAGGTGCGAATGGCCGGCGATGTTCCATTGGCCGAAGTTGTCTTGGTAGGCAGCGCAATAGCGTCGATAAAAACCCCAAAGACCACCGAAGTCTTTTAACCTTCCCAGTATTTCTAACTGAGAAGCGTATTCATTCGGACGATTAGTCACTGGCGTTCCGGTGAGACACAGTACGAGGCCGTCTTTGTGAGCAGACTTAGCCATCTTTACTGCTGCTTTTGTTCTTTGTGCTGTTGGTGTTTTTGCGTAATGACTTTCGTCGAAGATGTAGGAACGATGTCCGGTAAGTCGCTTCTCCCAGTGAGCAATGTTGCTATAACCAACAACAACAACGTCATACGAGCCACGTTCAGGGAAGTCTTTGCGATTGGTTACCGGTACAACCTTTCGATTAGGCAGCCACCGGTTCCATTCTGTTACCCAGTTGAGAACCAAGCTCGGTGGACAAACGACCACGGCCGGATACGAATCCATAACGTATTCGAGCGTTGCTATTGATTGGAGAGTTTTACCTAACCCCATGTCATCGGCAATAAATGTACGTCGAGCACGGGCTGCGTATACGACTCCGGCATGCTGATAGGGAAGCAGTTCTCCTTGTAATGCCGCGATGTCAACATGGGCTTCTGTCGCGCGCGAGGCCTCAACGAACTCGTTCATACGTGCCGTTACTTGGTCCGATAGTGCAGCAACAGCAGGGTCCACTACCACATCAAACTTCTCTGCCCATTCGATGGTATTTAGAACAGACGACACGGGTGCTTGCCAGCAGTGTTTATCGGCGTTCCACGAAACTGCTGGTATTTGTTTCACGGCTTTCACAACAACGCGCTCGTACGGAACACGGATAGAAATCATTTCATCTTCGAGTGAGACTTTTGCTTTGCCAGTTTTGATTTTGGGGGCGTTAAATGTGAGGACATCAATAGTCACGGTGAAGTCGTGTTTGATGGCGAAATCTCGAGCAGCTTCCAGAGAGGTAACCGGAACTCTCCATAGCTTTGTTTGCTTATCCCAGCGCGAACCTTTTATTAGTTTCAGTTCCGAGACCTGATGTGCATCGTATGGGAAGTCGAGCACTATCTCGTTTTTATCTAAGTACAACCTCATGGGTTCATCATAGTAGAAACCAACAGGGCTCACGCTGGGGATGTACCGAAAGGAGAGAGGTTGCGAGAGCCCTGTTAATTCCTATGCCGACATCCTAGTCACCTTTCTTCGTGAATGGCAAAACTATTGAGATTTTAGTTAGGCCTCGCGCTAGGATGCCTTATCTACTCTATGAAAGGTCCATCAACATGACCGGATTGCCTCCTCTTTTTGTCTGCTACGTCTGCGGCCTATCGCTTCGTCCTGGAGATAACACCGTTGAGCGCAAGGCTATTGTTTGGCTTAAATCGGGCGGCAAGGCCATTAATCGGGTAGTCGAAGAGCTCCACGAATACAAGCACATACATTGCAACGACCGGCCGCAAACCATGGATGTTCCTCTTTTTTAAAAACCTGACTTATCTCTTGCTGCCCCATCTAATTTAGAAATTGTGAGAAAATAGGACATGACAGAAAATAACGAAGAACCAGAAGCTCAACTCCCAGCAGAAGCTCCAAAACCAGAGCCGCAAGCTATTCCAATCGCTGACGTTCCAAAATTCAGCCGCTTACATCGCAGACCACCAAGAGCTTGCTGCCCATAAGCGGGGCTTTCACCCGAAGGGGGAAAGTTGAGGATGGGGGAGTGAGAGATAAGTTTCCGATTTCACACACTCGCTGGATTGAGCGCACTGCGAAGCGAACCTGTGCACCTGCGTCACGCCAATAGAGTAGATAACTTCTGTGAGCACATTTGATTGAGAAAAAGAGAACGCCCCACAAGAGAGTAGATAACTCTTGTGGGGCGTTTCCCGTGAGGGTTCTCTCGGAGGGAAGGAAACCGAGAGAACCAAACTTATGCGATTGCTTCTCGGATGAAGCCTTTCAGTTGTTCAGCCTGTGAACCACGACCCATCGCAGTGGTGTGCTTCGTGACTCCGAGTTTGCTGGCGAGCCAGTACAAAAAGTCGAGATTGTAAATGGCTTCCAGTTCAGGAATGACTTCACCGTTCTCGTCAAAGATGGTGGATTTCCACGAGCCGTGAGATTCGTGCTTACGGATGAGGTGTCCGAGTTCTGTTGCCGTGAAGAACGGCTCGTAAAACTCAGGTGCGAAAAGCGTGTGACCATCAGCAATGATGACCCCTGCTTCCAGTGCTTCCTGCACCTTGTTGATGAATGTGATGTCGGACGACATTTGAATCCCCTTTCGTTGAGACACCAACAATGTACCACGGGGAGTACAGACTTTCAAAAGTTATCTACTCTCTCCGTTCTCTCGTTTTCAGAGCGAGAACAACCGAAGCGAAGCGAGGGCGTTAGTCGGCGAAGCCGGGGCTCCTTGTGAAGTTATCTACTCTCTCTTCATGATGAAGTTGTGAGTGATTTACTCTTGTGGCTTGCGCCAGTCTGTCAGTCTGCCTTCGTAATCAAGGAACGCTTCTGAAACACCACAGGCTGAACAGATTTCGGTCTTGTTGTCAATGCGAGAAATAGCACCTGGGTATGCGCCTGGTGTTTCGTTGTTCGGAATAAAACCTTCACAGCGAGGACACAACACAAACTTGTTGTGCGTCTTGGTGTATGAGTTGTTTTCTATGTTCATGAGTTATCTACTCTCTCTTAGTCCCAGGAAATGAAAGCGTTGCTGTCAGGGTGTGTGTAAAAGTGTTCACGATTTTCTGCTTGTAGTTTCGCAAGAGCAATCTCGTGTGGAACGGAAAGAACAGCCCAGTAACACAGGTTCGCTGTCATGTGAATTTCCTGGCACTTGTTGGAAATGTCAAGAACTGCGTTCTCAAAGTCAAGATAGTTATCAGCGTTTTCTTGGAGAGTGAAACAGCAATCGCATGGCGTTGGTGTTCTTAGAGCCTCTGCCATTTTTTTCACCTGGTCTGTCATTTCTTCCAGTTGCTCTTTGAGCATTTCAAGTTTGTCGGTCGTTTCCATTGTGAACCCCTTTCAGTTGGTCTGCCTTTATCGTACCACCCAGGGGACAGACTTGCAAACTTATCTCTCACACCCCCATGCGCAGTTCTGCTTTTTGGACAAAAGCCCCGGCTTCACTGACTAACGCCCTCACTGCGTGAGGTTGTTCACGCAATGAGGGTGAGAGTCGGGGGGGCGAAAGTTATCTACTCTGAAACAGTTTCGCAATCGTGGCCGTAAAACCATTCGTTCGCTTCTTGCTCATTCAGCAAGTCAAACAATCGCAAACATTCTAGGCAAATGACATTCTCGTGACTTGCCAGCACTTCTTTGATGCGACTTGTAGTTGCTTCTTTCACTTGAGGCCTGCCAACTTCTTGAGTTCCTTTTTGATGTCTCGTGCCACTGGGCCACGCCATGTCGTAGCATTGCTCAAGAAATACACCACGATGTATTTCGCATCGTCCATGCCATAAGTATCGTCGATACTGCTCAATGTGCTCATGGCATCCAAGTATGGAACGGCCCCAAAGTATGGGTTAGCCCAATCGGCTCGAATGTCACTGGCAATGTCTGATAAAAGTCTTGTTTTCATCATGTCCCCTTTCACTGGTACAGCACCAATGTACCACGCACAGTACAGACTTCCAAAACTTATCTCTCATTCCCCCACATGCTCGCAAAGCGAAATCGACCTGGGGGCGTTGGGAGCCCCGACTAAAATCTCGGGGTTATCTACTCTATTAGTCCCTGGATGCGAGCAAGATACAAAGCTCTAAGAGAGCAGCAAGCGCCAGTTGCGATAACAATGGTTGCCAAGAAATCCGAGTGAGTAATCAATCCCATGTATCCGGCAAACAAGCTCATCAATAAATGAAACATTGCGCTCTGTCTAAGTAGCGCTGCGAGAGTATCTAATCCTTCGAGTAATGATTGCGCCATTGGCTCGGCGAGTGCGCGTCCTCTACCGATTGCTTGTGCTCTTCGCTCTCGTACATACGAATCACGTGTACGCATGGGTCTCCTTCTTCGAATTCAGTTTCTTCTTCTTCGGACATTGGTAATCCATCGTGGGTGTAACAAACCGGTGGGCCACACCATCCGGAATCAAGACCAATTTTTATCCATTCATCAAAAGTCATTTTTTCTCCTTCTCTCAACCTGGCCATCATACCGGCCGGGTCGAATCCCCACGCATCTTTACCTACCACGGCTACTTCTTTTCAGACTTGTAAGAGACTTTTGTGCCTGGGGTAATAGATGTGCTGCTCACTTTGGTAACAGGAGTAACTCTTACTGTTGTAATAGACACCGTGCTAGACGTACTCGTAGACGCGACCTTTACTGGCTTCACTGTCTTACGTGGAAGAGCAATTCTCTTCTTGGCCACGGCCTTCTTCTTGGCCGGTTTCTTGTCGACTGGCTTCTTCTTCGGTATTCCCACGGTTGTCTCCTTGATGTTGCGCGTCAGCTTCGCGCCGACTGCGAGAATCATAGCCTCATTACGCGCTTGCTGCGCGAATAAGCGGGGCTTTCGCCGAAAGGCGAAAGTTGGGGTGAGGGAAAAGTTTAGCGCGCTAACTATTGAGAGTAGATAACTTTCACAAGTCTGTACCTCGTGTGGTATGTTTATTGCAGCCAAGTGAAAGGGGCAGCCAATGAAAAATAAAAATTACACAACTTTTAGAGAGTGGCAAGACGCATTGGATTGGGCGAACGAACTCAACCGTGAATTAGTACCTATCGGAACAGCCATCGGTACTGACGTAGTGGACGCATGGGAAAATGAAAAATCACGCTTAGAAATAAATGCAGATTATTTCGAGTACATGGCAGAAGGCCTCACGACAGACACGTACTGTGTCATCAAGTGTTACAAGATTGTTATCTGGAAAGACAAGACAACAGTGCCACAACTTGAAGATTGCGATAGCCGTCACGATGCTTTTGAGATGTTTGAGAAATACAAGAAAATGATTTTGGACGGCCGATACTGAGAGTAGATAACTCCCCGGAATCTCCGTCGTCATTGCGAGAACAACCTCGCATGGCGAGGGCGTTAGTAAGCCCCGCTACGCGTGGTTCCCCATCGGGGCTTTCACCCCAAAGGGGGGCAGGCGAAACGGGGGTGTGAGAGATAAGCCTGCTGGTCGAGGGCGCGCGAGGGGCGAGGCGAAACAGAGTAGATAACTTTCGAGAGCGAGACTCTGAAAGAGAGTAGATAACTTTCGAGAGCCTGTACCTGTGCTGGTATTGTTGGGGTGTTCCAACTGAAAGGGGAAATCATGACCACTCATGAAATCATTGTGCCTGCGTACTACGAGGCTGAGTTAGTCGAGCGCGAGCGCGTTCTAGCGAAGCGTTGCGCGCGCATGGGCGTATCTGCGCCTACTGTCGAAGTGACGCGCCGATTCATGGAGAAGCGCACCGATGAACTTGGGCGCGAATCCATTGAGCCGTTTATCGCGTATGTCATTCATGGCGAACGCCCTGTGTTGGCTGGTGGCTGGCAAGTAGTAGCAAGCGTTGAGCATTTTGATACTGGCAACATCGTGAGCGTTGCGCCATACGCGCGCGAACACGCGCCTACTGACCTGCTTCACGCGCCTGCTACCTGTGACCATTGTGGGCATAATCGTGCGCGCAAGTTCACGATAGTTATTCGTGATGAGGCTGGCGTGAGTCATCGAGTTGGTAAGTCATGTCTGCGTGATTTTACTGGTCATAACTTGCCTGCTGTGTGGGAGATTTTTGATACCGATTTGAGCGAGTGGAGTGGCGAGCGTTCATCGGGTGGTGGTTCGAGCGAGTCCCTGACACGCATTGTTGCGCTGTCTGTTGCGATTATCGAGGCGCATGGCTGGCGTAGTTCTACTGACGCTGACGGTAATCGTGTCGAAGGCATTACTACGCGTATGCGAGTAGATAACGCTCTACGCCCAAGAGGGCGCGATGAGAAAGTCGAAACCACTATCGAGCATTACGCGCGCGCCGTGTTGGCTATCGAGTGGATTAGCGCAACTACTGATGAGAGTGGCTATCTCGCTAACTTGCGCTCTGTGGTGCTTGCTGGCGTGACTGATAGCAAGCGTATGGGCTTGCTGGTATCGCTTGCGCGCGCGTATGACAAGCACCTAGAACACGCCGAGCGTAATGCTGAACGCGAGCGCGAGCGCGCTAATGAGGTTCGCGTACCCTGCCCTGTGGGGCGCGTCACGGTAGTTGGCGTGGTTGTATCCGTAGATACGAAAGATACCGATTTCGGTACGCGCTATGTCATGACAGTTCGCGATGACTCTGGATTTACCGTGTGGGGTTCGCAACCTAGCGCGCTTGACCCATGCGTGGGAGACCGTATTGAGTTCACGGCGAGCGTTGAGCGTTCAGACCGTGATGAGTGTTTCGGGTTCTACAAACGCCCAAGCAAGGCGCGCCTGCTAGTTCCGTAGGCGCGTGAAAGTTATCTACTCTGTTGGCGCAACGCTGGCAGGGTAGAACAACGCGCCACCACGCGTGAAAGTTATCTACTCTCATTGTTCATGTGCCACCACGCCGAGACCCATAAACGCGCAATCAAACTTATCTCTCATTCCCCCATGTCCGCCGTCACGCCTTTGGGCGAAAGCCCCGGCGTTTCCCAAGCGAAGCGGGGCTCCATTCTTTGCGCTGGACTTGTCACAGTCGGGGGGGTAAGAGATAACTCGCTGGGAGCTGGGAGCTGGGAGCAAAAAAGCAGGCAATGAGAGTAGATAAGCCGTGTTTGTGTTTGTAACGCAACTAACGAGTTGCTAAACGCCACTTGTTACTGGCAAAGGGTTTTAGAAGCAAGAATCACAGTCTGTACCACGATTGGTATCATCTAAATCAAAAAGCCAAAAACAAGGAGGCACACATGAAACCACACGACAAAAACCGTAGACCACCTACTTCATTCGTAGGTGGCGCAGGTCATTGGAATAAGCGTGGCAAATCAAAGCCAAAGAACAAGAAATAAAAATCGGAACAAAAAGGAAAGGAACGAACCGATGAACACACACCCAAACCACACAGCAGTAGTAGAGGCAATCAAAGCGCTACCTGCTTACACAGACCCACAGACATTCTTTGAGTCCGAGCTAGCCGAGTGCTACTCAGATGACGAGCTTGTAGAGCAGTTCGGCTGGGAAGGAGACAAGGCGCTTACACCGAAGCAAGCAGTCAAGGCAGTCAAAGCTCGTAACGAGGTTCGTAACGATGTCTACGGCTGGATTGTTGAGGAAGGTGACCGTGAGCGTGAATCAGCGCTGGAAGCGAACGCTCGTGACCGTGAGGAAGCGAATCGCTGTGGTTGGCTCGTAGAGCGCAACTGGGAAGCAGCTTTCCCATTCGTGCCTAATCCCGAATACACAGACGAGGAGAACCGTGAAAGCGAGTTCTACTGGTGGGAAAGCCTGAGCGAACGAGCAGCCGAGTCAGGCAGTCGCTACGCAATCGTTGACTGTGGTGCGAAGGTTTCAGATGTCATTCGCAACGGTGTGCGAGTTGGCTGGGAGTGCGAAGGTGGTCACCGTTCCATCAGCATGGAATACATGACGCAAGAGGAGCAGGACGAGCTGTATCGCTCAGATTACGAGGATTAGATAACCCCCGACTTGCCCTTGTCCATGCGAGAACAACCTCGCTGGGCGAGGGCGTTAGTCGGTGCCAGCCGGGGCTTTCACCCCAAAGGGGGGCAAGCAGGGGGCAGAGCCCCGTTGGGAACGAGTGCTGGCGAAATGGGGGTGGTGAGAGATAACTGCGACTGCGAAGGGGTTGGCGCATGGGGCGAAGGCTTGCCCCAATGAGAGTAGATAACTCTCGGAAGCCTGTTCCAGTAGTGGTACAGTTAGGGCGTTCCAACTGAAAGGGGAAATCATGACCACCACCAAGCCACTAGCCATTCGTAACGGAAGGGCGATTACTCACTACATCTATCGTGAGGTACAAATCACTCGTGAGAATGACCGAATGTTCACATGGGCGTTCTGCCGATTTGACTTAGGAAACTTTGAGCGTTATGCGAACACGCTGAATGGTGCTGTGAAGGCGATTGACGAAGCACTTGCCACGAAGGGTCGCACTACTGGTGGCAAACTCGTTGTCTATGTCGTTGAGAACGGACAAATCGTATCGGCTCTCGCAAATCCTGACTGGCGTTACCCTAACGCTCGCATTATTAGCCAAACCGAGGCTGACCAATGAGACTGACTGACTTTGACAGAGCGTATGACTACTTGCGAGCAAATCACACTCGCAACAAGTTCTATGCGAGCCTGTTATCACAGTTTGAGCGCAAAGGCGTTCTATCCGAGAAGCAGATACTCGCCGTGCTGAATGGCATTGAGCGTGACCGTAAGCACAACGCTGAACAAGCAAAGAAAGAAAGTAGATAAGTCATGAATGATGTATGCGAGAAGTGCGAGTGCGAACTCAGTTACTACGAAATCAACACGAGTCCACGCCTGAAAGGTGCGTACTGCGCTGAATGTTACGACCTAGCCATTGAGGGCTTGTGTAAGAGCGAAAGCGAATAGCCGAAAGTTATCTACTCTCATTGGCGTGAATGGGAGTAGATAACGCTGTCTAGTGTCCTCTACGGAAGTGCCAGCCCTCGGGGTATTCCTCGGGTATGTATTCGCCCTCGGGGAGAACGAGATAGAGCGTGAACTCATTCCACGCTTCCTCTGCGACCCAGCAACCGTTCCAGTTCTCGCAATACGGCAGAAAGCGTTCTGTGAACTCGTGCCACTCACGAGAGCGATAGCGAACTCGGGTGGCGCAACGGCAATACGAGTCCACCTCGTAATCAAAGAAGTCACGCTGTGTCCACTCGTGGTGTGGTTTGGTCGTGTATGGAAGGGGGGTGTGTGAACCGTAGGTAGTCATACTTATTACAAGGGGTGTTGCGTGTCGGAATGTCAAAGAAACTTTGAGCCGACTTATCTCTCATTCCCCCATTCGCCCTCTGCTCGCCTTTGGGTAGAAAGCCCCGGCATTGTCGGCGAACGGCCGGGGCTATCTCTACAAACCGAAAGGAATAAATGGGGGGGGTAAGAGATAACTTTTGGAAGTCTGTACCTACGCTGGTACAGTTCGCAGGTCAGCAAATACCAACCCTGCTGGCAGGAGAGAAAAATGTCCAACAAAAACATCAGCGTGAAGGTGAAAGTAAGTGTGCTTATTGACGCCTTACAAAAAGCGTTAGCAGTCCGTGAGGAACGCTTCACAAAAAATGAAAAAACAGAAGCCGATTACAAAAAAGCACAAGAAAAATGGCAAGCAGACTTTATGAAGTCAGTAATTGCTTCTGTAAAGAACGGCAAGGCAAAGCCTGAAAGTGTGACCGAGCGCAGTCGTTGGGGAAACGCACCACAAGATGACAAAACAGCAGTAGTGGAACTAACCCTGAACATTCCCAAGGCACTTTTGACCGAACAGCCGAAATGTCCTGACACTTACCGTGAGTGGGAGTATCGCGCAGACAAAGAAGCATTGGAGAACGCTATTCGCGTTTTGGAAATGGCTGACAATGAAGTGGTGTCCACAAGCACCTATCACAGCGTGGTGAAGTACCTCTAATCCCCTTTCCCTCTGTAAGAGGGCTTCACCCTGACAGAACGGGCTGACTTGCGAAATGGTGAGTTAGCCCGTTTTCTGTTGTTTTTATCTACTTTGTATTGGGAGTAGATAAGTCTGAAACGAGCCCAAACTTAGACCTAGCAAGAATGGCTCGCGTTTCGTCATTGGCTTCGCGCACAAGAGTAGTGAGCCTGTTCGCCTCGCGAGTTAGTTCCTCTATCCGAGCCAATCGCTTCTCGTAATCCCACAAATAAATAGTCACTTATCCACCTACCGATAGCCCTCACAGCGGGGCTTTCCCCCCAACGGGGTGAAAGACAAACACGGGGGAGTGAGAGATAACTTTACTCCTGTGGGGGTTTTCGGGTGGGAACTAATGAGAGTAGATAACTTTTTTGGAAGTCTGTACGAGGGGTGGTACGCTTCGGGTGTTCACAAATGAAAGGGGACACAAATGGCAACACGAGGTATCGTGGCACAATCACTCTCGGAGAGTGAGAACAAGTGGCAAGGTCGCTACACGCATTGGGACAACTACCCAGAGCGCATGACCTATGTACTAGGCGAGTTAGTAGCAAGAGATGGAGTAGATAAGGTCATCAAGACACTTATCACCGATACGGCTTCATGGTCACAAATAGAACCAATGGCAAAAAGTGGCGTACCTAATCTCTATGAGGACAAAGCACTAATAGAGGGCTACGGATACGCACACACAGATGTGGAACTAGACGACCCTAGTGCGTTATTTACAAATGACGATACAGAGTTCGCATGGTGCGATTATCTGTACATTATTCATCACGACTATTTGGAAGTTCACACAATCGTCAGAGATGAAACGACACACTTGCTCACGACTGAACCACTAAGCCGTCACGCTTGGGACACAATCGCAATCAAGGCAGTAACGGCATGAGAGTAGATAAGTACGCACTACGCCGTTTCATAGTCTCTATCCCATTAGTAATCGCCTTGCTGGGTGCTTGCTGGTGGGGACTGAATGAAGTTACGAAACAGCCCACATTCTCCTGTGATACTCATGTCGTGGACATAAAGACTGCCGACACTCTGTGGGACATTGCTCACCGTCATTGCGCTGGTGACATTCAGGAAGTCATCAGTAGGCTCGTGTCAATCTATGGCGCACAACTAGACACATGGCAGACCATTCACCTGCCAGTAGCCTCGCCTCGCCCCTAGCACCACCACGCAGGGCGAGCCTGTTCGGGGTTATCTACTCTCGTTACCCCTTTCTATTTGAGAGTAGATAACTCCCCTTCTCTTTTTTTGCTTGTTGGGGGGAACAGCCCCGCTACGCTCGGTTGCCCCCGGGGCTTTTCCCCGAAGGGGACAAAGCAGGGGCGACGGGGGGGTGAGAGATAAGTTCTGCTCGTGGGGGCGCACGGAGAAGCAAGCCCTGACATCATCACAACTATTTGACGGTGGTGGAAGAAGCCTCGGAATGAGAGTAGATAACTTTCTGTCAAGCAATGTTGGAAGTCTGTGTCAAGGGGTGTATGCTTGTGGCAAGCCACAAGCAACACGGCGTGTGGCGTTCATCTACCAGTGAAAGGGTATCCAATGAACAAGGAAATAGACAAGGCAACAGAGGCGTTTCTGAACTCTCTGACTGCGAAAGAGCAAGCAGAGTTGGCTCATGACGAAGCACGAGAGTTGTTGCTCGCTGTGTACGCAAAGCACGGCGTTGAGACGCTGGACTACGAGGAAATCAACATCAAACTCAGTCCGTCTGACCGTCGTTCGTTTGACATTGAGAAGTTGCGTGACCTAATCAGCGCACCATTGTTCCGTACTGTCACTAAGCCAAGCGTGGATACGCCAGCGTGGGACAGAGCAGTCAAGGAAGGCAAAGTGCCTACGAAGGTAATCAAAGCCGTTGTATCAGTCACCTCATCTGTGAGAGTGCTTGTACGACCAGCGAAGGGCGCAGTCAAGCCGACTGCTAAGACTGCCTAATCAACTCACACGACTAGTGGGGGCGCAAGCCCCCATTGGTTCGGCAGAATGAGAGTAGATAACTCTCGGAAGTCTGTACTAGGCGTGGTACATTGTCAGCGAAGCCAAGTGAAAGGGGCGCAACAATGAAAGAGTATGAACTCATGGTTCTACTGTCAAAGCAAGAAAAGATTGGTTTGGCAGAGTGGCACGAAAGCACCACTGTGGAAGCCAAGAGCCTTGTGGAAGCAGGCAAAATGGCTAAGACATTCGGTAGGCAGGAAGCCAAGTTGGCAGAAGCCAAAATGGAAGATGCTTTCGCCATTGACATGGAGACGAACGAACACTCCGACTGAACAGAAGTTATCTACTCTCGTTGTGGCGAGTGAGAGTAGATAACTTTGTTCCCGTTTCGTGCGCGAGGGGAAAAGCCCCGCCATGCTCGGTCATCACCGGGGCTATCCCCACAAAGTGGGCAAAGCGCAAACACGGGGGGTGTGAGAGATAAGTCAAATAATCGGTGGGTCTTTGAGTGGCGTGGCGAAGTAACAGAGTAGATAAGTCCACGTTGTGGAAGTCTGTACCCCTGCTGGTACGCTACACATGTCATCAGCAAACGAAAGAGGTACAGCAATGGCAACAGCATTAGTAATCACGGCAGAGGGCAACCTTTACCAAACAGACATTCCAACCGAGGACGGTCACACACTCATTCATGAAATCGTGGGTGGTTGGTTTGACTGCGTACGAGGCGAGGAAATCGTTGGCTATGTCCACGATGAAGGTCTACTTATCGGGCTTCCTGTGAACGCCGTAGCGTCTATGTTGTTCCAGCGTCCACTTGTGGGCGATTGCGTTGTTATCGGCTCTCTCAACGAGAAGGGCGAGTATGACGGAGAGAATCACGATGTACCCAAAGCGTACACATCAGGACGCTTCTACGATTTTGCTTCTGAAATCGTGAATAGCGAAGTAATCCAAGCAATGCTTGCTAAGACGATTGCCGAGATGGATTTTGCGCCTACTGTTACACCAATGACAGATGAGCAAATGAACACATGGCTCAATGGGGAAGGGTAACGACATGGGAGTAGATAAGTCACCTACCGAGACATACCCAATGCGCCTACTGAAAGTGGGTGACTCGTTCACCCCTAGCAGTGGCAGTAACCCTGTCACTATTCTTGCCTGCTGGCTCTCTCGTCCGTCTGACATTGACTCCTACGCTGTGTGGGTGGTTCTCTGTCTGTTACCACATAACACGCTTCACCCTTTCGCAGTGTGGAACGCCGTAGACCGTCCAGAGGGCTGGCACATGGAGCAGGGCGATTACCGTGAGACCATCACCGAGGCTACGGCTCAATACGAACGGCGTGGTGGGCAGTACCACCTGTCTGACTAATCAGGCGAGAAGTTATCTACTCTGTTCACTCCCGACAGAGCAAGCAGAGTAGATAACTTTCTGCCGTGCCGTAGTTCGGGGAACAGCCCCGCTACGCTCGGGTCCGCCCGGGGCTATTGCCCGAAAGGGCAAAGCAGGGGCGACGGGGGGGTGAGAGATAAATCTGCGCAACGGTCACGGGTCACGGCACGAACGGCGAGTTCGTCACCATGCCACAACACAATGACGGTGGTGGAAGAACAGAGTAGATAACCCCAAGGCAGTCAGAGTAGATAACTTTCGCAAGTCTGTCCTAGGTGTGGTACGCTGACCATGTTCCACCAACACCAACCGAAAGGGTATCCAATGGACACAGTAGAAATAGCAGAGCAGATAGAGGCAGAGTTTCACTCTCTACTCTCAAAGGGAGATGACGCAACACCGTTCGTCATGGAAGGCGCACACCTTTACGGTGTGGATTACACAGCCGAAGGCACACCGAAACTCATGTTCATTGAGTCTCATGCTGATGTGTATGACCTGCTTGACAATGACTACAACGCATTGGTGGCAAGCAACTACGCTTGGACACTTGTTGTTACGACAGGTTGGGCTGCGCCACTCAACGCCAATGGAAACATTGACCAGCCACCGTCACAACACGCCGAGCGTCGCCGTGTTCGTCTTGCTTGTATCGCCAACCGTCAGAGCGTTGCCAGCGTCTTGCGTTTCGCTGATGAGCCTGATGATGTAATCACAGACGAAGGAAAAGCAAGTGGTTCACTCGCTGACGCAATCCAGCAGTTCGTGATGACAGGCGCAAAAAAGAGCAACTAGCGCACAGCCCACAGTCCCCCCAATCGGAAGTCCCCGTCAGTCCCCCCTGACGGGGACTTTCACTTATCTACTCTCTTGCCACCGTCTCGCAAGCCTTCACTCGGAGTAGATAACTTTTCATCTCGCCGTGTTTCTCACAAATCTGCGAGTTATCTCTCACTCCCCCATGCGCGCGCTCTTGGCAGATAGCCCCGGCAGGAACACAGCGAAGCGGGGCTTTTCACTCGAAGGGTGCGAAAGCAAACAACGGGGGTGGCGAGAGATAAGTCAAGGAACAGAGCAGTCTCTCTGTGGGGCGAAAGAATGAGAGTAGATAACTCTTTGGAAGTCTGTACTCATCGTGGTACATTGTTGTTGGCAACTACCTGCCGTACCTGAAAGGGGTATCTCATGAAAGTAATAGAAGTAAGCGCACGAAAGGGTGGGGTCGGCACAAGCACCACAGCCTGCTCAATCGCATTGGCATTGGGAAAGACCAATCCTGAGAAAGTGTTGCTCATTGACACATCAGTGAACAACGATGACATGTTGATTCTCGGACTAAGTGTTCCGTCATCAAAGGAACAGACATACGGTGGTATCACCATTATTGGCACACCGTTTGACAAGGTGAGCAATCAGGACATCACGGGCTACGATTTCGTGGTTATTGACGCAGGTCTACTCGGTGGCAAGTCCACCTACTTTGACCAAGTGCCATTCCGTGTAGCAGTGGTTCGCAACTCGTACCTCTCATTACGAGCAGAGATGACAGATGTCAAGCACTCGTCTGACGCAGTAGTAGCAATCGTGGATAAGCAGGACGCTTTGACAGAGAAAGATGTTGCTCAGGTTCTGAGTAAGAAAGACACCACCACCATCGTGGATTTTGACAATCGCACATCTCGTGCCATTGACGCTGGTCTCTACGGTCATCGTGACACGGTGTGGGAATGGGCAGTATCGTTCGTTGAGACACACATCTCAAAGGGCGCACCCACCTACTGGTTGCCGTGAGAAGGGAGTAGATAAGTGGCAACAGAAACAGAACCCGATGAATGTCTCTACTGTGGTAGAGACGACCCTGAATCCAACTACACTTGGCACGAGTATCATCGTGCTTGGATTTGCGAGGATTGTATTGAGGAGAGACCGTGGAAGTGATTTTTCAGGAAGAGTTAGCAGAGTTGATTTGGGAGAACTATTACACTCTCGCCACTACTGCCACAGAGGCGCTGCAAATCATTTGGGGCGAGTACGAGGACATTGCAAACTGGGTCGCTTTGGAACACGATGTGTCCGAGCGTAAGTTACTGGAAACCCTTTCGCTTCTCGTGATGAAGGTTGCGTCAATGTCCGTAGAGGACAGACGGAAACCTGCCATGAGTCAGAGTAGATAACTCATGTGGACGACTATCGGTATCTATTTCTCTGTCTTGATGTCCTATGTCCGTCATGCACTGTTTCACAGAGACCTGATACTGGTCGGCTCTGAATGTCGTGTTCGCTGGTTGTGGGAGCGTACGCCGTCAGTGAGGGTTATCTCATTCGCCCCTGAACCTATGGAGCCATGTGACTTTGACATGTATGGGTGGTCTCTTGATTCAGTGTTCATGCATGTACCGAGCATGTGGCAGATGCTCTCGTTCGTGAGACGTAGGAGCAACGACGGACACTCGTTCGTCAGCGTCTCACTTATCTACGCTTCTCTATCAGAGTAGATAACTTTCTTGTTTTTCGAGAACAGCCCCGCCATGCTTGCTTCCCCCCGGGGCTCTTGCTGAAAACAGCAGAGCGAGATGAACGGGGGGGTGAGAGATAAATCCGAGGGACGAGGGCGAGCCAAGCCGAGACGGAAAGAGAGTAGATAACTTTGTCCAACCTATTCACGGTGGTGGAAGAGGGCTGAGTGAAGTCTGTTCCACAGGTGGTACGCTGTGGAAACAAACCTACTGAAAGAGGAACAGATGCCTAACTGGTGTTACAACTACATGACCGTCAAGGGAACAAAAAGAAACCTTGCCAAGTTCATCAAAGACATAGAAGTAAAAAACACAGAACATAAAGAGTACGACCTGAATCAACTCGTACCACTTGACCCAAGAGGGTCAAAAGAAATCAAGACGACCAACGCTGACGGAGTAGAAACTGTCTTTACTGCTTTCAGTAGTGAGAGTGACGGATTTGATGGGTACTTAGACGCTATTGAGACATGGGGTAGCAAATGGGGCGCATGTAGCGTAGATGTAGATGACCCTGCTCTTGACGGAAAAACGCTTTCTATGCGTTACGAGTCTGCGTGGAGTCCATGTGACGCACTTATTGCCAAGATTTCTGCCATGTATCCGAGCCTTGTCTTTGGAGTTGTTTCCACAGAGGAGTCCAGTGCCTTTGTGGCGTGGTCTGCTTTCCATAATGGAGAAGTTATTGAGGAAGGTGGGCGTGACCCCCAGAGGCTCACCCCTGAACTTGATGAAAAATGCAAAAAAGCGAACGACCCTGAAAACCCCAACTTGTCCGAGGACGAAGAAGATTGGTACGAATCGTTTAGCGAATGGGAACATCATTTAGTAGAACTCTGTGATGACGAACTTATGATTGTCATGACCGAATACCCAAAACATCTCGCATACATGAAACGGTGCGAAAAGAAAGGAACGATACCTAAATCATTTATTTCATCAGTCTAAATAAGAGTAGATAACTACACAAAAGAAAAGAGAACCCGAATGGGAACTACAAAAAACACACAATCTATGGAAAACATTTCAGAATCAGTACGAACACACAGAACCAAGAAGGGCTGGTCACAGTTAGAACTCGCTAATCGTGCAGGCGTGGATAGGAAAACTGTAAATCGTGTTGAGAACGGACGCTACGCACCAAGCGTTGAGACCCTACTTCTTGTAGGTGACGCACTTGGCGTGTCCATGAACAATCTCATAGGAAATAAATAACAATGCTGGCATGTAAGGGCTTGTACCGACCCTTGCCTGTCAGAGTAGATAACATTTGGAAGTCTGTACCGAGCATGGTATGGTTTCCAGTAACACCACAAGCCTGAAAGGGGCATACAGTGAAATCACAAAAAATCAACAAAGACCTTGATGATGACATCACCAAGATACTGACCGACCTGCTTCATAGAAGCGTCTATGCGAAAACAGAAATGTGCAAAGAGGAGCCGATGTCAGACAACCCACCATTATTCTTAGTCGCTTTTGAGAGCGTTGAGGAAAACGAAGAGGAACACGAAGCCTGCCTCATCAACCAACAAGAACTATCGCTATCTAAGCCCTATCAAGTGGCAATGGTTCCGTTGATTCACAAAGAGGACATGTATGACGCTTACGATGATGTTGTTCGCTCGCTTCCTATTCGCAAGTTTGAGTTCATAGCAGTAGTCGTTGAGGGCTACGGCAAAGACCTGTCAGAAGAGACAGACCAATCAGAAGTCAAGAAAATGAACAAGGGTGACTTGGAGAAGGAATACAAAGAAAATCCATTCACCGATGTCCGTGAAGGACTGATGATGAGTGCCGTTGATTGGGGCATGACTGGCGTATGGGGCGTTGCCAACATGTATCGCTACAACGACACTGGTGTACCGACATTTGACGAGCCGTTCTTTACTTCCTATCCGTATGACGACAATGACGAGTACGGACGCTTAGTTGATGTAATGGTTGCTACTGCTCAATACATGAACATCGCAACACAGACCCTCAAATACACAGACATACTCAAAAAAGCACCCAAGAGAAAGAAAGGAGAGTAGATAACTTATGAATGAGGAAATCATCGCCCTAGTGGACAAGGCAATAGCCAACTGTTCAGGCAGAGACAATGTATCGTCACATGAAATGATGGACATGCTCTTAGACATTCGCCTACTTCTGAACAAAGAAACGGAAGTGCCAGCATGAGAACAAAGACAGACCTAATCGGCAAGCGTGTCAGGCTTGACGCATGCACTGACCCTTATACGAAACTACAACGAGGAGATGAAGGGGTGGTAACAGATGTGGACGATTACGGCACTGTTCATGTCTTGTGGGATAACGGCAGTAGTCTCGGCTTGATACAAGAAGAGGGAGACGCTTTCTCTCTATTATGAGAATGAGCGATACTCTCTAATAAACAACAAAATCACCCACTAAGTTTGGAGTAGATAAGTTTCCCCCTTTCAGGCTTGTCTACTCCATTAGGGGTCAAATAAAAAGGAATAAAAATGAACTTCACGATTGAGTTTGTAAATGAAGAGAACAAGCGTATGCATGATTCGTTCTACAAGAAATACAAAACAGACAAAGCACGAATGAAACAGAGTGCAGAGCAGTACCGAATGAGCGAGACTGTTCGTGGTCTTTACATAATGGAGAAGTGGCACAGAGAAGGACGCAACGGAAATCCAGTAGCAATGCTGAAACATTATTCACTAGGTACAGATGTGATGTCATCGTTCATAAAAACCTATTTATCTACTGTTGTTAGCAGTGACCAAACCGAAGAGAGTAGACCCGAGAAACGCAAAGACAAATGGGGAGCGTTTGACAAATGGACTACCGAACACACTGGCGAACAGTTTTCCACCGACCAACTTGTTGAGGTTGCTGGATTCTCGTATCAGACGACACTGAAATACGTCAGTGAATCTCACATGTTCACAAAAATCAAAAAAGGTTTATGGCAAGTCTCTGATGTTCAGAGGAAGAAGTAAGAGAGTAGATAACTTTTTCTTTTTTAGACAATAGCCCCGCTGCGCTTGGTTCCCCCCGGGGCTGTTCGCCCACAGGGGGGGCAGGCACAGGGCGCAGTGAACGGGGGGGGTGAGAGATAAATCTGCGCAACGCAAGCGCACCGAGCGAGCGAGCGAGACGCAGAACTACGCAACACATTGACGGTGGTGGAAGGGGCGCAAACAGAGTAGATAACTTCTCTCCATACAGAGTAGATAACTTTGTCAAGCGATTATCAAAGTCTGTACCGAAGGTGGTATGGTGTGTTTGTCCAACCAACAACGCTTACAAAGGAGCAATACAATGGATACAGTAACAACCACCCAAGAGGCACTGCCACAGTGCTGGAAAGATGTCAAGGACGCACTTGACTCAGGAATAGACAGAATCATTCTGTTCGGACCTGCTGGAACAGGCAAGACCTACGCTGGTCTTTCGTTCGGAGACATTGAGGCTGGCGCACATCGCCTAGTCTGCACCGAGGACATGACAAACATGGACGTAACTGGTGGCTTCATGCCAAGCAGTAACGGTGGCTTCCAATGGCTTGACGGCTCTGCTCTCAAAGCATGGAAAGGCAACGGCACAAAAGGTGGTCGTCTCATCGTGGACGAAGTAGATAAGGCTGGTGGCGATGTTTTCGCAACACTTCTCGCCATGTTGGATTCACCTGAATCTGCCACATTCCAACACCCTGAAAGTGGTGAACTGGTACGCCCATTAGAAGGCTTTTCTGCCGTGATGACCACGAACATTGAGAACATGAGCGAACTGCCAACAGCACTCGCTGACCGTTTCCCGATTCGTGTTCGTATCAACGAGCCACACCCCAACGCACTTCTACGCTTGTCTCCTGACTTGCGTGGTTACGCCGTTCGTATGGCTGACGGTGGTGAGGCTCGTATCTCATTGCGAGCCTTCATGGCACTTGACAAACTGCGTAAGGCAGTCGGTATGGAACGAGCATGCCAACTCACTTTCGGTACTCGTGCCAAGCAGATTCTTGACGCTCTTGCAGTGGACGGAGTGAAATAGCAATGGCTTACACCCCTGCCACCAATACAGGTACAGGCAAGGCGTTCCCCAGTAGAGTAGATAACTCTGAAAGGGGGGCGCACCGTCCTGAACCCAACATGCTCTCTCGTAAAGACATGGAACATGAACGCTGGACAGTCCGAGATTGTCTGCCTGTTCGTGGAGAGCCAAGCACAGACCTAGCCAACCGTGTCATGTTCGCACCTTCTACGGACGGTGACATGGAGCGTGTTGTTCGTGGGCATGAAATGATGCATGCAAAAGTATCCCCCACACCTGAACAGATGACCCAATGGGTAGAGCGCAGTGTTGCTTCCGAGACAGCGATGATTGTTGTAGAGGAACTACGAGTGAACTACTTATGCGAAACTCGTGGATTTGATGTCAAGAAGTTTCTGTCTGACGGAAGCGAACTGGCAACAGGCGAACACCTTGCGAAGTCAAACGATTGGGCAGGCGCAGTTGCTATGTGTATCGCTACTGCGAACACTGCTGGTCACAAGACATTCCTGAACGGAATACGCAGGCATAATCGTGAGTGGGGTGAATCACTTGTTGCTATCGGCAAGCGAGCAGTGAAAGAAATGCGTAAAGCGCACAAAGAACGCACACTCGCAAGCACCGACACTTATGAAGGGATTGCTCCATACGGATTCACTCACACCGAGCGTCTTGCAGAATGGGTGGACAGGCTTGCCTCGTTCCCACCACCACCAAAGGGTAAGGCAGGCGAAGCAAAGGGAGTAGATAAGTCCAAAGGCGAAGGTGACGAAGAACATCACGCCGAGTACGAGGAATCCAAAGACGGTGACAGAGACGGAAACCCACACGCCAAAGTCTCCCCTGCTCCTGCTGGTGGCGCACACGGTTGGGCTGAACTGATTGTTAGTCGTGAGCCAATGCCACGCCACCACTACGGCTCAATGGGCAAGAAGCGCATTGCTACGAACATGGGGCGCAGACCACGCCGATTGCACCGTTACATGACTGACCCTGCGAAGCGTGTCTTTGACAAGACCATTCGTGGCAGTGGTGGAATGGTAATCATTGACGCAAGTGGCTCTATGTCGTTCACTACTGAACAGATTGCAGAAATCATTGAGAACGCACAAGGCGCAACAGTGGCTATCTATTCAGACCGAGGAAGGAAAGACTTGCCAAACATGTGGGTCGTTGCTGACAAAGGCAAAATGGTTGAGAATGTGGAATACATTGACTACGGACACGGTAACGGCGTGGACTTTCCTGCGATTGAGTGGGGCGTAAAGAATCGCCAATACAAGAACACACCTCTTGTATGGGTGACAGATGGTGGTGTCTGTGGAGCGCATGACGGATTCTCTGACCTGCTCTCAATGCAGTGCATTACCTACGCTCGCCAACACAACTTCATTGTTGTTCCACACATTGAGGAAGCGATACAACAGTTACGCAACCTGAAAGTGAATGGCAAGGCTCACAGCGTGTATCCTTACATGTTCCAACAGACCTACTACAAGCACATGGGCGTACCTCTCCCCGAGAAAGGGGAGTAGATAAGTTTTCCCGACAGGGGTGGTGGCTCCGACAGGACACCACCACCTCTGAAAGGAAACTGGTGCATGGAGTTATCTACTCTATGTACCACCACTGCCCCGAGCGTGGAAGTTTCATACTCCTTTGATTCTGCGTGAGGGGTGGTGGCAGGGGGAAACCAAACAACATTCACTACTACAAAAAATGGATTTTTATTATGACCGAGCCAACTGAATCACAACTACTAGATGACTTGTTCACAAGTATCACAAACGCAATGAAGTATTACTCTGCGATACGAGACGAGATAGTGGCAAACACATACACACCACAGAAAGCGTACGAGGACTACGAGAACCTGACATGCAATGAAGGAAACAACATCATGTCCGTTCTCTCTGAACTCGCTGATAGAAAGTAGTCATGGAAATACTGCTACTCATTCTTGCGTTGCTTACAGAGCCTTACACGCTCGTATCGTTCGCTATCTGCATGGCACTACTAAGAGTAGATAACTCTTTCCACGCCAGTCACTTCTTGCGATTGCCACCAAAGATGTTGGAGTCAAAAGAACGCCACACCACATACAGCACTGCCAAGCCAAAGGAATCCCACACGCCCACGCTCACGCTGGTCAATCCTGCCGAGTGTGCGATAGCGAGAGCAAAGAACAGCAAGGCAGCATGTGTGATAACAAGCAGAATGAATCCAGCAAACACGTTTCCTTCTTTCTTGGCATGAGCCCCGCCAGAAGCGGCAGCCCTCGGGGCTGTTGGCGTATCTCTCATAACTCTCGGAAAACTGTTCTTAGCTTTAAAAGAATATTTTCCGTCTTTATCAAATCCGTCATTCATTTTCTTATACCTAAATCCTGTTCACGGTGGTGGAAGAGCCCGTGGCTAATTAAATAATTCCATTTTTTTAACTATCTGATGAACCCTCTGGCGGCTCAAATCAAATTCATCAGCAATCTGCCTAAGGGATAATCCCTCAATTCTCATTTGACGAATTGATTCATTTCTTTCAGTATCGGTTGGAGGTCCTGGTTGAAAAGGACCCCATGACCAACCCGGAATTTGCTCCAGAACTGAAACACGTGATGCAGAAAGTTGATTTTTACGATATCTCTGCCGGATGTAACCAACCCAAGCTCCCAGTGAGATTTCTTTTTCTTGATTTTTATCAACATAACTTGATGAAATTTTAGAATCTCCATTTTCGGAAATGTACAGCTCAAGAGCTGCCTTATAAATACTGAATTTTGTACCGTTGTCCATAGATGACACACTAGTACGAACGTATGTTCGCATGCAGAAAGAATTACATTTTTCATTTACGGGAATGATTAATATATAGGTTGACAAAAGCAACGGTGGCGGATAAGGTTGCGCCATGGGATTAGTCACTAATTTAGTTGCTTACAAGCTAGGCAAGTCTCGTGGAAAACGTAAAGAGCGCAACAGCCAATCAGAAGCTGAAGACTCACGTGACCCAGACTGCATCAATTATTCAATGTTTTGCCGACAATTCGGCAGCTGTGATGGACAGAAGTGCGAGTATGAACATGAATAACTATCGGGTCCAAGTAATGGTTGGGGTAGATGTACATGCTGCTACACCTGAGGAAGCCAGCGGTCTCGCAATTGCTGCAGTAAGAACAGTTATTGAAGAAGACCCTCTCGAGCCACATCCAAAACCTTTTTGGGTTTCTGGAATTGTCCGAACTGACGGGGAATCAGCGCTGCCTGGTTATATGGTTTTTAAAGGAATTCTTATCGAGTAGACGCCTGGTTGTATTTAGATAAATTTATACACGACGTGCCACTGGATATATGTCAAAAAAACGAAAAAATCGCACACGCGGCCATCGATACGTCGCTTAACGGAAAAGAGAAAAAATGGAACAATACTGGGAGCCCGCGGCGGGCAAGAACAAAAAGCCAAAAAAGGACGATATGGTCCAGATGCTGATGAAATCCGATATTTCGCAAGAAATTGCAGAAGAAGTGGCTAACCAGGTAAGCAGCAACGATGACAGCAATAATGTCGTTTTTATCTTTACCGATAATAATGAGTATGTTGTGACGGGTATTCACGTCCCAGCCGAGGCCTTGGATGGAAATCGCGGTCCAGTACTCATGCGCGGCTCCAACGAAAAGTCAATAACCGCAGCTTTCTCCCGTGACTACATCGCCGAGTGTCTAGCCCGGGTCGAATCTGAAGAGGAAAAGCCGGGGCTCAGCGGAGTTTCCGATGCCAGGTGGATTGAGGAATTGGAGAATCTGGCTGAGTTGGTTAGACTGGAAATCAAAACGAACCCGCCCGAGAGCTGGGACGAATTGCTAGCGGGGGAATGAGAGATAACAATATGTTGACGGTGGTGGATGAGATGGAACCAGGCGAACCAAGGTCATGGCAAGAAGCTGCGCAGATTGTGGTTTGTGAGATTTTTGACAGAGTAGATAACGTTGAGAAACATTTCCAGGAATATGAAGAATCAGGGATTTCTCAGATAGTGAGCTCCCGTGCGGATGTCGAAAAAGACGATTTTTTGAACTTTGTCCTCGAGGGCCTCCATATTCTGGACCTTCAGTTCGAGGGAATGCTGAATAATTCGAAATGGTTCGATTCGGACCCCATGTACTGGGTAGAAGAATGGAAAATTCTTGGCACGTTGGCCGCTGCGTGCGGCATAAAAAGTGAAAATTTGAACCAATCGTCGCCGGCCGCGAACCATCCAGAAATTGACAATTTTAAATCGTCTTCCGCGGGCTTCTTCGGAAGCTGGATGCTGCGCGAAGATATCACCGAAACCCTTATTCGGAAGCAAAGGGACTACGGTCACCACAATATTGCTCGGTTTGGACGCCAAGGGATATTGGTTAGGTGTCATGACAAGATGGCACGACTCAAGAATCTTCAATTATCTAGAGGAGGCGCTGCGCAAAACGAGTCAGTCGCCGACACGTACCTAGATATTATAGGTTACTCAGCAATCGGCATGCTGTGGGAGCGCGGCTGGTTTCTGTTAGATTTAACTGAAACAAACTAGAAAGTATTGACGGTGGTGTATGAGCCAAGATATTAATCAACTGGGACCCAAGCGCGCAGCTATTGCACGTGCACTAGTGCACAGGGGAATCACTATATGGGAAGGCATCCCGCAGCACATAATCGAGGAACTCGACCGCGCTGGTTATAAAATTGCTAAAAAAAAGAAACTCCGCCGGTCGGAGTAGATAACTTTCCAGAGAGGTACTAAACAATGGAAGACCAAACACAAGAAGAAATTATGAAGCAGATACGAATTACTGCTTTTTTTGAAGATTCAGGAGAAACAAGACCTCCTGAAGATAGAGCTGACGCTTTAGATGCTATTAGATTAAGAATTCTTCAATTAAATGAAGTTATGGAAGGACTGGACGATATCCAGGCGCGCGCAGCTTTAATGATGGCGCTGCTGTCGTCTTCCCGGATGTATGAAAGTTTAAATAATGAGCACGAAGAGCTGCTGGAAGTTGGGAAGTAATGACGGGTCGCGAAGAAGCCGCTGCCGAGTATCACGCTTTTCTTGAAAATCAGCGCGATAGCCATCTGCTCGATGCGGCGGAAATAAATTACCTTTATCAGGAATATATGGATGGAATGCGCGATTCTTACCTCGACGGGCTCGAGGCCGGCGAATGAGTTTTTTCTTTTTTCTTTACCTATCCCTGGTCCTCTGGTTCTTTATCTGGGTTAGACCACGTGTCAACGACGGAACAATTGCAATTATTTATGATAATTTGCGCGGCTTAGTTGTCGAAAGAGTTTCGTTATGGCGTACGGGGTACAACTTCCGGAAATGGCAAATCAAAAAATACACAAAAAGGCTACCTAAATGAAAACAGCAATTTCCACAATCATCTCCATAACGTTCGTCGCGACAGTTCTGCTTACAATCCACTCCCTGGTGCACCGCGCCGGCATCTGGACTAAACGTTACAAATACAACAAATTCATTAATCCAAAAAATACTGAGACAATGCTGCAGGACGAGCTGGCTGCAGAATTTCAGGAATACATTAATAGTCAACAGCTAAAAAGCCGGCGCGAACATCCTACGAATTACCACAGGGACAGACTCGATAAAGAGACCAAAGACATTATCTCGAGAATCCCCAAGCATAAAGAGAACATCACTCCCCCACGTAGGGACGAGTTCGGCAAGTTCATCGCGAGCAAGTACCGCAGCCAACCATGGTGGGGCGAATAGCGAAGGTGCCCCCGGGGAGCTATCGAAAAGTCACCTACCAACCAATCAATAGTCTCAACCCAGGGGCTGCTTCTTTCCGGGTGAAAGGGGTAAGCCCGTCGGAAGCCCCGTAACTTTATCACAAATCTTTTTTGTGTTTCAGCTTCGCAATGTTTTTTTCGTAAAAATGTTTTTTGGTTTGCGCGGAAGAAAATCCTTGGTTGAGGTTGACGGTGGTGGAAGAGCCTGATAGCTTTACCGTTCTGGAACTCAATAGAGTAAAAGTATGAATTCATAGATTGCCGGCCAGCAATCAACTACTTGATTTTTTCATGTACCACCTGAGGGGGTGGTATTTAGTGTGCGCGCGGCAAGAACTTTATCTAAAGGTTCCCCCCACACCCCCCTCCAAAGTGACACTACGGGTAACATCGCAATAGATACCATCCACGAAACTGCCGAAAGCTTCAACTCACACCAAGCTAAGAATACGGTTTAAGGTAAATACTGTTCATTTTCAAAAATGCATTTGACGGTGGCGGAAGAGAGCGAGTAGATTATGAATATGAGTACTGACAAAAAGGGTAGAGGGCCTAGCGCCCACAACCAAACGAAAATCCAGCTGGGTAAAAAGGTAAACATGAACCTGGTGGTAGAAGTGTTTGAGTACTGGAAAACAAAGACCGCCCGTAATCGCGCCACCCTCGATATCAAACGCGAGCGGGATATACGTTGGGCCATCGCTGTATATAGCGTCCAGACCTGCAAGGAAGCCATAGACGGGTGTTTGCTCTCAGACTTCCATATGGGCAAGAATAAAGAAAAGACCGTCTACAACGACGTTGCCATTATCTTTAGAGACGCTGCTCATGTAGAGAAGTTCCTAGACCTGTATGACGGAACGAACTCAAAGTCAGCTAAATCTAAGTGGGCAGAGGAATGACCAAAGAAGAACTTGTCGAATTGGTAGACCAGGTGTACGCCACCTATAGAGCCGAGCTACCAAACAAAGAGGGAGACTTAACAACCACCCTCAATGCTTGGTACGAGCTACTACATGACCTGGACCTGCAAGACGCCAAGAGGGCGTTTCGCAAGATGGCGGTAACCAGAGAGTTCATGCCGCGCCCAGGCGAAATAAGAAAGGTAACAATAGATACCACAACTAAAGTGCCCCCTTTTGATGACCCTATTATTGCTTGGGGTAAATGGATTACCCTATCCCAGGAGGTTAATTCCGGTATGCCTCCATCGATAGAAGTGTCAGCTGCTCTCGCCGGCACCATTAAGGCAATGGGTCAGTCTGCATATAACCTCCACACCAACTCTGACCGTGCGGTTTTCTCTCAGGCGTACGAGAAGGTGGTGGCTGAGTTAGAACAAGACAAGTACGCCGTTCCAGACCCGCCTCCAAAAAAGATTACCCAACAATAGTGACCCAACAAAAAGAACCTAAATGAATCTGTTTAAAATAATTGCCTTTTTAATATCCACAACTTTAATATACAAACTTGCGTACTCCCCTTTTAGTTTTGTATTCCGTGCGGTAGTAATAATTTTTATCGTACTTACAATGAGGACTTTCGTATTGCAGTAAATTCGCTGTATGAAGCGAAACCCTGGCCGCCCTGTATCCGAGCCAACCAAACCTGTAGTAACCCTCACACTGCGCGTCAATAAAGAGTTCAAACAAAAACTCATTCACCAATCCCAGGCAGTAGACCTGACCCTCACCGACTACATCAAAGCTCTAGTGGAGCGCGACAGCGCAGTCTGAAGTGGGCCGCAAAGCAGAGAAGACCCGCTTTGTAGATAAGTACGTCATTCTGAACGTACGAATGAAGGGCAAACAAAAAAACGAGATAATTGACTATGCCCGCAAGAAGGGACTATCAGTCAATGACGTTGTGCTGTATGCCGTATGGGATTTCATCCGTACAGAAAAAGGAATCCCCAGCGCCGGCTCCGCACAATTCTCTATTCCAACAATAGAAGAAACAATCGTGTCCTACATCCGGGGCGAACATATGTTCGAACCCTGTGGCAAAAAGCAGTGCGATAAAAAAATTACCCAATTAAATAACATGTCTTTTTGTGAGACTTGTAATATTCGCATCCAGTAAAACCGAAAGTAGTTGTGCTCGCAACTATTGACAATTAGCAATTAGTAATTACAAAATTTTCTAAAAAATGAAAAAACCGGGCGCGGCTAAACATTTTGACCTTTTTTTGCCCTTTATGAACTCCACCAGAGTATCCAGGCAAATACAGCTCCCAGGATTATAAACGTCACCATTTCAGTTTCCCCACATTTGTGCGAGCGTTGGTCGGACGGCTTTTATCTTTCGTCTTCTTTGCTCTGCGGCTAGCTGTCTGCTAGTTAGTCCGGCCCATACCCCATGCATATCTGCCGCCGGGAACTCCAGTGCATACTCAAGACACTCATTTTTTACCGGACACGTTTTACATATGGCTCTTGCTTGTGCAATGTATGTAATGTCCTTATGTTGTTTGGGGAACATGAGTTCTGTTTTTCCTTTGCAACTAGCAAGGCTAAACCAATCTTTACGAGGTATAGCAAGTCCCAATGTAGGTTCTGTATTTTTATTGGGTAATTTTTGTTGTGGTTGTTCTTCAGAACTTGACACTAGTGCTCCTATGGAAATGTTGCTTTATTTCGCTTCTTTATATATTCTGCCTCATATATGTGTAGGCGTGCCTGTCTAGTATTTTTTGTGTTTTTTGTAGGTTGTCAGACTTTTGAATAACTGGTTATACTGCAGGTATGACAAAAACAGAAACAGAATACCCACGCATAACCTTCAGGCTTAATCAAGAGACACTGGATGGGATTGCTAAGCTTGCAGGAAAACAAGAAGTATCCAACTCAAAGGTAATCAAAGACGCAATTGCTGCTCACCTGAAGAAGCACGGGTAAACGGTAGGGGGTTCTCTACTACTAGGTGTTCTCTCTCTAGGGAGAGTTTGAGCCTTATGCGGAATTTGACAACGTGGAAGGAATTCTGCGACGTTTAGTTTTGTCTGTATATTCAGCTTCGTGAAGCCAGTTGTGCAATACTTACCTTATGCCAGTTACATACGGACACTCACAAGAACCATCCCTAAATACCTCACACGACATAGACCAGTACACAAAGTGGTTTGAGCTAATGAATATGGACTTTGAGTTGCTTCATATTGGTCAAAGCTGGATGTGTAATGCATGGG